AGCTTCAGCAATAGGAGGATAAATTCTTTTATAAGCTTGCGTAGACTCACCAATGAATCCGTCTTTTTGTACCATGTTATTAACTTGGGAGTCCCCAACAAGGAGACAACCAGCGGTATGCTCATCTGTGTTTCCGCAATGTATAAGAATAAAATCAAAGTCAGGAACATCATTAATCTGTAACATTCCTTTGTGGAATGAAGGGAATCTTTTCTTGTACTTAGAGTGAAAACCACCCTCTTTGCGAAACCCAATCTTATAAACGCCATCAGGAATACGAGTCTCCCCAGCAATTTTATCGTATCTATACTCATCTTCTAATGTATACGCAAGAAACACACGCTCAGTTGTTACATCAAATAACAATCCTGAAGTGGAGTCCTCTCCGTTACTGAATCTGAGTACTTCTAATTTCATATTAAGCTTTAGTATAGAATGCTAATTCTCCAACTACAGCAGCGGTTGTAGATGTAGCTTTAAGAGCAGTACTACCTTTCAAAGGAAAGAAAGCAAATTCTCCAGCTCCTAAAACCATAAAATCATTTGTTCCGTCAGAAAGAGTAATCACATTTGTTGTATCAGCACCATCAGCAGCTAATTTACCTGTGTTCTTGAAATAAACATAGGCAATATCTGTTTGAGATGTAACAACAGTTGTTCCTCCAGTAGCACACTCTATCTTTCCAGGACCTTGACTTAAATGAGTCGTAGTTAAAGTGCTATCAACAGAAAAGTTAAGATTATCAGATGAAGCGTCTGTACTTACTAATGATAATGTTGGTGTTAATGTTGCCATTTTAAATTATTTTTTACAAATATAGTTATTTATTCTGGTATTCTTTTACTTGTATTAGATATTCTTCTGGAGTTCCAGCAGCATCTAATAATGAGTTATAATACTTATCCCAATACTTAGCTCTACCTTCTACTGTAGTAGGTATTGCTTCAGCTACTTTACCATACATAAGTCTGGCTCCGAAAGCTTGTAGGTCAGGATTTGTTTTCCATTCGTTCTCAGTAGCTTTTCTAGCGTCTATGCCAGTTGCTTGTTGGAATTTATCGTAATAGTTTTTTAATCTAGGATGAGACTTAAAGTCTTTTATTCCCTCAATACCCTTACTGGTTAATTGCATGTAATTAGCACCAGCTCTGGTATCGTTTCCTATCTTACTCTCTATGATAGCTGTCTCAATAAGCATTTCTTTGGCTCCAGGAAATATACTGTCAATCTTATTTATACTTTCTAAAGCCATTTGATTTACAGATTTCTCTTTAGCACTCATCTCATCAACAAAAGGGTTTTCAGGACCTCCTGGATAATTAGTTGCTCCAAACTCGTTTAACTTAGGACCTATCTTAGGTCTAGCTGGTTGAGCTGGTGGTCTCACTCCACCATTTTGGTATCTCTTTATAAGTCTATAATTTACGTCTCTCTTTTTTAAATTAGCCATGTTTCTTTTGTATTTTAAATTCTGCTTTCAAGCTAGCTCCATTATGTTCAACAAACTTACCTGTATGCTTCATCAATTTATATCCTCCTTTATGCTTCATCCAATGATAACCAGATGGAGCCTTAACCATCATACCTTTACTAGCATTTCTAACCTTCTTAGCTAATTCCTCAGTATATGGAGCCACCTGTTTACCTTGAGCGGTAGCTTTTCTTTTCTTTCTATTTTCGGCAGCCTTTTGTGCTGGAGTTAATGACTCTCTAACAGACTTAGGTAAATATCTATCTCCCTTCTTTCCAGATACATTACCCCATTCTTGTTTAGTCCAGTCCTTTAAACTCTGTTGTGATTTCTTTAAATTTGCCATATTAGTTTCTGTACCCTCCTCCAGCAGCTTTATATTCTTTAGCTAATAGTTGAGCCTTACGAGCTGACCATTGTCCAGGTCTACCGCCTCTACTGCCAGCTTTAATCTTATTAAATAAACCTTTACGAAGACTAGGCTTGGTGTAGTTGCCAGCCTCATTAACTCTTGATTTACTTTTTTTATTTACTTTAGCCATCTTACCATTTAACTTTGTCAGCCCAATAAGCAGCGGACATTTTACCTTTCTTAATGTTCTTAGCATGACGAGCTTTAAAACTTGCACGTTTCTTCTTCATTCTTTCAGACTCACCAGCTTTCGGTGCTCCAGCAGTAGAAGCACCCTGCTCACCAAAACGAATAGTCTTAATCTTATCACCTTCTTTAGCTACAACTATATGAGACTTTTTAGGGTGATTTGGAGTACGCTTAGGTTTGTTAAAACCACTTACTCCTGCTCTTGTTAATCTTGAATCTTTTTTATTTAATCTAGCCATTATTATTTAGAATTTAATTCTTCTTTTCTCGCTTTAATTCTTTCATCTTCTAAAGTTGTAAGAGCTATATTGAATAAGTTATTACCTTTTTTAATAATACCATATTTTTCAGCAAACTCATCAATTTTTTTAGCAGCATCAATTCCGTAGTCCTCTTTAATTTTATTATAGAAATTATTATAATATATTGCTGCTGTTTCTGGATTTGAGTCTTTCATTTGAGATGTTTTGATTAAAGCATAACCTATATTTATTCCTTCAAAATCTAATCCCTCTGACTTTAATGATTCGTTCAAATCTCTTTGCTCCACATAATCATCTAATTTTTTACCTAATTTGGCTTTAATATTTTCATCTGTATCATAGAACCTAACTTCAGGACCAACGTAATAAATTAAACTATTTTTAGCTCTATCAAATGCTGTATTAATGAAATCTCTTATTTTATCCGAATCTCCAGACTTTATAATATCATAATACTCTTTTCCTAATTCATTTTTAATACTTCTCCAACTCTCATTTTTAGTATCTTCTAATTTTTTATTCTTTTCAACTTCAATAATAGATTCATCTTTAGCAACCTCTGGTACAGAACGGAGAATTGTTCCTCTAGCTGGCTCTGATATGTTGTTTAAAAATCCTTTATTAAAATAATTATTTAACTCAACAATATCTTCTTCTCTCATTCCAGATGTTATTTCCTCATAGACTGTACTAAATCCATTAATCCAAATGTTTCTGTTTGGGTCTGTGAAAAGTTTACCAAAAGATGTTTGAAGCCTAGCTGGAGACATATTTGTGGCTTGACCAATATCTATAAATAATTGTTGAGTATTATAATTGACTTCACTAGAACTCTTAACGTCTCTATAAGACTTATATATTTCATCATCTCTAAATGTATCATAATTAGCGTTATACGCTATCAAAGCACTAAAAGTAGGTATTCCAGTAAACACATTTCCTAAGTCAACTATTCCAGTAATAGGATTAGATAATTCAAAAGCCTTTTGTAGGTTAGATTTATCCTCTTCATCAATAAAAAGACCAAAGTCAGCTGATGAGTTAGGGTTGATTCCTGTTTCATTAAGATAAGCATAATCTTCAAAAATCGTAGTAAAAGGCATCATGAAATGGTCCTTTTTAATTCTAAGATACTGTCTATTACCTTTTTCATCTTTCCATGGCAGCATAAATATGAAATTATTTATTTTCTCATATTTACTAAGCTTATCATAATCATCTTTATATTTAGCAATATTATAAGCAGCTAAAGACATAGTCATAACTCCAAGTTGACCTATTTTAAATGCAGACTTTATAGGATTATCTTTCATGTATTTGGCTCCAACTCTAAAACCTTGTAATGAAGCGTTTAGATAAGGTGATGCAGCATCAAGCTGTTTAGTAAATGTTCCTCCTTGAGAGAAATCCAAAGTTCTTCTAGCATCCTCAGTGGCTAACCTTTCTATCTTGTCTAATTCTTTTAAGTTAGGTTTTCTTTTATACTGAGCTTCAAATTCAGCTGTTCTTTTAGTTATTTGCCTACGTCTAACAGCCATACGAACCAAAATTTCAGAAGTCTCTCCAAACCATGACATAGCATTAGAAACATCTTTAGCACCTTTAGCAACTTTACTATCACCTTTGTTTATCTCTATTTTACCACTAGTAGATAGATAATCCATACCTAATCCTTGAGATAATGCTTTTTGATATTCTTTACCCCTAGTCATGCTAGTCATCATTACAGAACTTAGGTCTGAAGAAAACTGTGCGGCACCAATAGGTAGTATAGAGGAATATGTATCTGTACTAAGTAAAACATGTTGGAAATCTCTTGGGAAGTTTGTTAAAGCAAACAGTGGATTAGTTCCTGTAGCCCATGTTTTAAGTAATGAAGTACCACTTAAAATTCTACCCCAATTAGCTGATGTTGTTTTACTACTAAAAGAACCAGCTATTTCATTATCTATAGCCATTTCAGTTACCTCTCCATCAATAAGGACATCCATCACAGTGTAACCATCCTTTTTCGGATTTGACTTACTTATAACATAACCAAAATCACTAACGTCTTGTCCGTTTTTTTCAGCTTCATTTAAAAAGTCTAAAACTGATTTTCTAGAGTCATTTAAAAATGCTATTTTTTCAGCAGCAAGAATTTGTTTCTGTATTAAGTCTGAAGCATTATTATACAAGGCTTTTGTTGAGCCAGACTCTAAAGATGCTAATATTCCAGACAAAGACTGAACATCTTTTTTGGTTTCAAATTTATCAGCTATTACTTCACCTTTATCATCAGTATAAAGTATTTTGTCAATAAAAACTCTAGGAGAATATTTAATATCTTTTAATCTATCGTATGTTTCTTTTGTTATAAGACCTTTCTCATACTTAAACTTTAAAAGATTATTAGTTGCTTCAAAGTATATATCCGCTCTTTCTCTAGCTCTCTGCCAATCAGGATTATTAGCCATCTCTCTATCCATCCATGCTTTAGCATCAGCAGAGTTCATAATCACTGGTTTTCCTTTTAAATCAACTGATGTGTTTAGTATTCTCCAAGGAAGAGTTTTTTTACCATCAATATCAACTGAGCCTAATCCTGCTGGAACTATAACATCTTCCTTCATAAGATTTCCGTTTTCAGTATCAAACGTTAGTCCCATTTTTTCAGCTAAAGAATTAATTTTTTTTAGATAACTCTCATAAATATCAGGATTTTTTTCAGCATCTATAGATGATAATTCATTAATAAGATTATCAGCTTGAGACTTCACGCTATCATAAAAATTATCCAAAGCTATTATACGCTCATATTCTATTATTGAGTCGCTTAATTTTCTTTGCTTTTTATTTAAGTGAGATTTACCTATACCTCCATCCATCTCTCTTAAAATCTTTTGAGCCTTTGATTTAGCTGATGCTGAGGCTCCATTAACTAAGTTTCTAAAGGCTACAGCTTCTAATGCTTGAGCACTTAAACCGTATTCCTCACCTAATTTTTCCAACTCATATTTGAATCTGTAATTTTCATCAAATATTAATTCTTGAACCTTTATTCTAAACTCTTTAGCTGTTAATTTTTTACTTTGATTAAAATCGTTTTCTCTTTTAGCTTCAACTTTATCAATAACACTAGCATCACCTTCTCTTTCTTCTTGGTATAAAGGACCTTCAACATCTATAGGTGGTGTAGAAGGAGCATCTTCTTCTAATTCATTTTCATTTACCTCAACAATACCTTCAGGATTTCTGTTAGGAATATCAACATTTATAGGACTAAATCCTTTCTTATTGAAGAAATCTCTAAACATTTGCTCGTTAAATTCTTCTGAGTTAGGTTTGTTAGCCTTAATATAATCAATAGCTTGTTGAACAGCTTTATCTAAAGACTTCTTAGTATAAACGGTTCCTCTCATAGCTTGCTGAACAATACTAACTCCTACTTTCACAGTTGGTGTAAGTAAGAATGGGTCTGTTAAAAATCCCATATCTCTTTCGAGAAACTCGGTCATTTGTTTATCTAATTTAGAATAAAATGACTCATCTATATTTGCTTCTTCTATATCAGATATTCTTTGTTCTATTGTAGGCATACCTTCAATAGTTTCTCCAGTTCCACCAGTCTGTCTAACCTTTCCTCTATATAAATCATAAAAAGATTCTTGATTATAATCTATAGCCATCTGTTCTGCTTTAGCAGCATCTGAAACTAATGCAACTATATCTAAATAAGATATTCCTGAATCTCCACTGGTAAATGTACCTACAGCTAAATTCTTGTTTCTATCTAATAAGTTTCTATGCTTTATTTTAAAAGCTTCAATCTCCTCTTGAGTAAATGTTTGACCAGCTGGTTTTTTAACAGATAGGTCAGGGAATATACTAACAGAAAATAGTTTCTTTCCATCTAAATTACCCATCTCCTCATTGAATGTAGTACCACCTTCTACAGTACCATTCTGAGTTCTTTGCATATTTAAGTCGAACTGCTCTTTATTTAATTCAGGTCTATTAAATACATAAGGTTGGTCTTTGGTAACTTTTACATCTGGTTTAATATTATTTAATTCAGATGTATTAACAGTATTTCTAACTACTTTTTTACCATCAGTTCCTAAGAATTTAATCTCACCAGAATCATACATTGTTTTAAGAGCGTTCTCTAAATCAGCTCTCTCTTCACTCTCGATACCATTCTTGTAATCACTTATTCCTTTCTGAATCTTAACAGTACTCATTCCTAAGTCTAATCTGCCTAACCTATTTTTTGTTTTTTGGTCTACTTTATTTTCTAAAGCGTTCTCTATTTGTTCAGAAGCAAATGTATTAGCGTCTTCAGTAAACTCTACAGTTGGCTCAACATCAGTAACCTCAGTTATAACTGTCTGTAAACCAGGTAGTTGGTTAACTATATCATCTGGAAGTAATCCTATCTTTTGGTCAGCATATTGTCTTTCAGACAAAGGAACATAATCAGGGTCTCCTTTAACTGGTATGGAGCCATCTTCTCTTCTTATTTGTTTACCAAAGTTAACCCAAGAGTTTTGACCTCTAGTCTCTGTAGTCATAGCTCTTCTAGCTTGTGGACTATACATACGAGAATGATTAACCCAAGCGTTTTCCTCACCTTTAGGACCGAAACCATTACCTAACTCAGCATGACCAAAGAAATCATGAACGAATCTAAATAAGTCGTTAACTAACAATGGCTCTCCGTTAATATCGGTAAACTCTGTTTCTGCTAGTAAAGGATTTTCTGCTCTTTGCTCTTGAGTAATTCCTTCTTGACCAAAACCAGACTCAGTAGAGAATATATACATGTGCTTATTATCTCTAACATCTCTAAGCATTTCAGCTGAATTAGCATACGGCTCTCCTTCACCTTTCCATATCTCCACTTTATATCCTCTATCGCTAATTAAATTATATTGGTCTATAGTTTCTTGAGCCATTGCAGCATAAGCAGCTTTAACTTCAGGATTATTAGGGTCATGTTTCATAGCGTCAAAAGCATCAGCTATACGCTTTGAATTTTCTATATCTATATCAGGGATAGGACTAGCACTTGTTGGAGTTATTCCTAGCTCCTCAGAATTTTGCTGTAAGTATTCATCAGCTATCGCAGAGGCATCTGATACTGGGTCATTAAATAGCTTTGAGCCTTCAGGAACACTTGTAGCTTCACCACCTCTTTGTCTTACAGACTCTTCATCAAGTAATGTTGTTCCTTCAACAAAAGCTTCATTATCTAATAAAGATAATTGAGTTCCAGATTCAGTTCTTTTGTATTTTTCTATTAACTCATCTAATTTAGCTAAAGCTTCTTGAACACGCTGTGAATCACTTCCACCATATATATTATTAATCTCATCAAATGTAAGTTTAAGCATTCCAGCACTGAAAGCACTAGAGAACATGGTACATGTGATAGCTGTAGCTAATAGTTTATCTAATTTTTCGTCATCCGTTTTTCCAAATGTTTCTTCTAAAGCCTTTTCCCAATTAAGACCTTTCTTAGTTAAACTATCCAACATCTCTCCAGAATACTCAGCTACAAGTTCAACTTGACCCCCTAAAACAGACCTAACACTATAAAGACCAATAGGCATAGCTTTATCTCCTATTTTAGCAGCTTTCATTAATTTAACTAATCTAGCGTATCTTGCAGTTACAGGAAAGAAGGCTTCAACAAATCCTTCTGCTGTACCCATTTGCCAGCTTACTTTATCAGATGGAGCTAAACCAAAAGATACGGCTCCAGTAAACGTTCCTTTAGCTAAGTTCAATGCAAACTTACCTGGAGTTCCCTGACTAGATAAATAATTAGCTAAAGCCATTACTCTTGGACTAGACTTTAATGATTTTAAAAATGCAACAGGGACATTTCTTGTGAGCATTATTTGAGCCATTATAGGAATAGAATTTCCTAATCCCATAGCAACCATATCACTAACATCATTTCTAACTTGTTCAAGTTGACTTTCTGTTAATTCAATACCATTCTCCTTCATTACCTGACCAAACATACTTATGAAGTCAGCATCAGAATCAACATTAAAACCTAAACCTTCAGCAAAACCTTCTCCAAAAAGCTTTAAATTTAAAAAGCCTCCTTTATTCATGGAGCCTGGGTCTGTGTTAGTAAACAATACTCTTGTTGCTGCTATAAGCTTAGCTTTGTTGCTAGAGTATAAGTTTTGATAATTCTCAACTACACTCTTAATATATTCTTTCTCCTCATCATTTATTCTTAGAGGTTCTACAATATCATCTGATTCAGATTTAAAAAACATATTAACCAAACCACTAGCATCAACAGGGTCATAAGGATTTGTTGATTTAATTAGTGCTATAGTAGCATCCTTTAAAGATATTTCTCCAGACTTAGTTTTGAACTTAAAGTTTAAATAATCATCTTTTAATTGTTTATCAGCAGCAGAATACTTTTCAAATATGGTTAGTAATTGACCTCTTTCTGTTCCATCAAAAAGAGAATAGTTAGCTTCTATCTCTTGATTAAAATTAATTGTTTTTTCATCACTAGAAGAAACAAACTCTCTATCAATTCTGTTACCATCAAAATCAAACATTGGAGTAATCTTAGCACTTTCACCATAACCCCTAGTTATTGTTAATTTTAAATCTGATAATTCATTTCTTAAATCAGCTATATTTTCAGCGTTAGGATTATCTGCTATTTCTTTTTGTAATTCAAACTGTCTTTTTCTTAGTTTAGATAAATTTATTTCTTCATCAGATAAAAATTCATAAGCTCTATCTTGTAACTCTTTATCAAAAGCTTTTGACATTGAAGACCTTAAATCAGACTCATTTAATTCTTGAGCTGGTGTAGATTCTATTATTTTAGTAAACAAACCATGATTTTCTTCTGATAACTCAAATAATAAATCATTAGTATAATCAAATTTTTCTTGAGTCGTTGCTCCAAATAATACTATATCATTGGCTGGCTCACCAAACAATCCTTCTGAAGGTGTATTATATATTATCTTCTTTTTAAAATCTGGCTCAGTACTTATAATATCGTAAGAGTAAGCATTTTGTATTAAAGTATTTTGACCTGAGTTTTGTTGTAATTCTGATGTTATAGTCTCAAGCTCTTGTAGCTTTAAATTCTTTTCTTCCTCAAGCTTATCTAAAGTTTCTTTTGGAATACCTCTTGTTGATGTAGCTTGACTATATCTAAAATTTAAACTATCATATTCTTCTTTTATAGTTTTATAGTCGTTGTATAATCCAACTCCTTCACTATCAACAAAAACTTCCTGACCTTCATCTCCAAATGGTATAGGTCTTACTGAAGTTCCATCAAGACCAAAAGCTCTTGGATATTTATTTATTTCTACTTCCTTTATATTAGAGCCATCAAATGTATACTCATCATATATTGGGTTTATAAATGTCTTTTCTTTTATTGAGTCTGGTACTTGAGAAATATCAACTACTTCACCACTTTCATTAATAAAGTTTCTAGATTGGTAATCAAAATTTAGTGATGCCGATACACCATCTTCCGAATCTGATGTAGTACTTTCCGTATCCGAAATTTTTTTTTTACCGTATTTTTGTTTAAACTCATCTACAATGAATTGAATGTCTTTTTCCTCTTCACCGTTAGACTCCATTTGACTAATTATACCTAAAAGTCTTTCTTTATTTTCTTCTGATAATATTAATTCGTCTTCCATCGTTTTATTTTAACCATCTATTCGTTAATCTTTCTCTTTTCTCTTGTTCTGTTTCACCAGATGCGTTCTCTTCAGTTAATTTATCTGCCAAATCTATTAAATTTTTAAATTGATTTAATTCGCTGTCAAAAAATATTTTATCTAAAGGAACCAATACGCTTACCTTACCTGATGGTTTATCTTTTAATAAATCAGAGAATCTATTATATTCTTCTTTTTCTTCTTGTGTTTTTAATTTCTCAAGATTCTTAACAAAATCATCTTCAGTTATTTCTGATTTAGCAACACCCTCTACAAAAGGAACATATTTTACTGGAACTTTACCGCTTTCAATTTCAGCTTTAGAAGCTAATTGACCTGTTTGAGTATTAACAGGATATATGTTTACTTGGTCGCTATCAAAGCTAAATGGATGAATATTATAAAGAGCTTCTGGATTACTTACAGCTTGCTTAAACAATATGTCTTTATCAAGATACAAACCTTCTTTTCTCTTTACTTTTCTCATTGTGGGCTGTTTGTAAATAATAGTTTCAAATGCCTGAGCAAATCCTTTTTCATCTTCTCTAGTTAAACTAACTCCATCTGTAGTTTTATTATTTAACGTTTCAGGACCTATACTTAAATAATAATCATTACCACTTCCAGGTCTTATTTCATTGTAGTTTTTAGCTTTTCTTACTCCTTGACCTTCGTATTTGTTTTTAAATATTTCATCAATAGCAAAATCTTCAAAAATCGTACCATCAGCTCCTTGATAGCTAGTGTTGTTAACTAAGTTTTTTATGTAGTTTTGAGTTGGGTCATCTATTCCTTCAGACTCCACAGCAAATTGATAGGCTAAAACTTCTAAAGCTTTTTCAACTTTATTATCTTTAAATCCTTCTACTCCATCAACAACTTGTTTTTGGATTTTTTGTCTTATTTTATTTTTAGCTATATTTATTCCTTCTGTTGTCATTTGTCTAGTATCATAGTCAAACATAACAACATCATCAACTTGTATCATTTTTCCAATTTCATTAACATAATCAACTAAATCAGAAACCTTTGTTATTTCATCTTTGTTAAAGTTAAATTCAGGCATTTTTGAAGCTGGAACACCATTGTACTCTATTTCACTTTTACCGAAATCAAACAATGTTGGATTTGCGTAATTAGAGAAATTTCTTCTTCTTTCAAACTCATACTCATCTGTATCTACTGGTTTCCCAAAAATATCATAAGCAATCATTCTCTGTCCATCTTCAGATAAAATATATCCTTCTTCATCAGAAATATAATCACCTGTCTTTGTGTCTGTTAAAGGATTATTACCTCCAAACAAATACATTATGTCATCTGAATTTGAACGAGCACTTGTAATATCTTCTACAGTTAGAGCTTTAGGGACTTTTTTTAATGAATTTACATCATACAATAAATTACCCTCATCGTCATTTGGATTTTCTAATACTCCAGATAGAAACTCATAAGCCTGAGCCTCTTGTACTGTAAACTTCCCAAAATCTAATATTTGTCTCTTCATGTTTTCTATATTAGCATTTACTTCAGGGTCATTTCTTTTATTAGAATTAGCTAATTCGTATTCATTAAGTTTTTGGATTAAGTTTTTTCTAACTTCCATAAACGGTTTGTCATACTCAGCTGTAACATTACTTAATTTAGGTTTAGGAGTAGTCTTAGAATTGTTTATACCATTTCTAAGATTTTTGTTAGCATTTTGAGTTCTAACTATATCGTCAAACTTAGGAGTCTGAGCTGCCTGATAATAAATGTACTTTGCGGACATTACTTCTTAAATTTGAATTTTGGTCTGTATGAGCCACCACCCATATATTTCTCAGCTAATTTAGGACTCATCTTCTCTTGAACAGACTCAGGAAGTTTTGAGAAACCTTTCATCTTACTAGGAATCTTTCCACTTTCTTTATACATAATTCCTTTCTTAGCCATTTGTTCTTCAGCCTCATCTTCCATGTGCTCTAGGTCATCCTTTTCAAATCTTTCGAATAACATAGTCATGTGTTTCATAAGACCTTCTGCATCTTTAGACTCAACTAAATCTTGCATTTTCTTAGTATCTTCAGGATTGAATATTGCTTCACCACCAGTAAGCTCTCCAACTTTTTCTCCTTCTTGCATAACGTCAGAGACTCCACCCTTTTCCATAATATCTATAGGGTTTGTCTTATGGTCAAACTTACCTTTACTAACTTGAGGTTTACCTTTCTTAGGAGTTATCATTCCTTTTTCAGCGATAGCAGAAGCTGGGTTTACTATAGCAGCAGCAGCTTCTTCCATCTGACCGTAAAAACCTTCACCAGCAGAAACATAAGCTTGTTGTTTAGCTAATCTAGAAGCTAACTCTCCTTCTTTAGCTTCTTTTAAAGCTGTCTGCATTCCTTTTAATTCTTCTCCAGCTAATCCACCTCTCACAGCTTCTTGCTTAGCCTCTTCAGCTGCTTTTGCTGTTTGAGCAGCAGTCAATGCAGATTGTTGTTCTTGCATTCTAGCTAAGTCAGCTTGTTGACCAGATTGTAATATAGCTTGTAATCCAGCTTGAACACCTTTAGCACCAGCTTTTTGAGCACCAGCCATTGCTGTAGCTTCGGTAGCTTTTTGAGCTTCTGTTTGAGCCTCAACTAAAGATTGTGATATTGGTTGGTCAACCATTTTTTGTAGAGTACTAGAGCCCTTCATTTGGAGTCTACTCTTATCAAAAGCTTCTATCTCACCCTCAGTACGAGCTCTTTCTCTAGCGTATTCTTTTTGTAGTTTACCAGCTTGAATGCCTCTAGCAATATCGCCATATACTTCCCCCATTGCGAATTTCTTAATTTTGGGCTTGTATGTTTTCTTAGATTTTTTCATTTCTAAATTTTTACAAATATAATAAATTATTCTTCACTAAGCTCACTTTTAGAGATGTTAGAGTTAACGCTATATATCTCTATTAGTTTCTTAGTTTTCTTAGTTAATTGTGTGTTCATAAAGGTTCCCTTCATTCTATCTCCTTCAGCTTCTCCATCTTTAATAACATAAGCGAAAGTATCAGTTATAGCTACCGCTGCGTTTGCTGTTAGAGTATATGAACTAGCTCCTATTGAATCTATAGTTCCAATAAGAGTATTTACTCCAGCGTTGTTATAATATATTTTATCTCCAACATTAACTCCAGGATTTGGTGAATCAGCCAAAGTAACAGTTGCTGAAGCTAGTGAAGTTGTAGCGTTTCCTATTCCATAGTATTCACTTCCTCCAGGCTCACCATCTACATTTCCAGTAGCAAATGGAATGTTAGCGTATAACATACCTTCTTTTCTATCATAAGCAGTTTTATCTATAGATGTAGATGAAAGATTAGTATCTAAAACTGTATCATAACCTGTCTTAGTTCCAGATTCAACACCAGCATCTGTGGAGTCATCAGCGAAAGTACCGTCAACAGTTATAGAATGATAAGTCTTAACTTTATTAGGCATGCCATTAAATGGGAACTTTAATACTGTGTTATAGGTTGTTCCGTAAAAAGTATTATAACTCGATGTATTAGCATCATGTAAATACATTTCTCCATTTAAGAAAGAGAAGAATTTTTGATTCATCTTTCCGTACATCTCTGGTATGTAAGACGCAAAAGAACTCCATCTTTCGTTTCTTTCTGACCAGACTATGGTTTCACCAGATTTTATTAATTGTAAATCAATATAAACTACGTCTGGAGCAGCTCCCTTTTCATTCCACTTATCTCCATCATTATCATATCTATTTAAGTCTTCATATAAATCTGGGAATGTTATAACGTATTCATCGTGTTTAGGATTATAGGCTCCTAATATTCTAAAGTAATAATTTATTCCTTTAAACATTTCTGGATATTCTCCTTTTACTACTGGCTCCTTATACCAATAGTTCACGTTATATGAAAATCCTGCCGTTGGGTCTGATTTTTGGTAATCTATAGATTTATCTCTAAAATAATCAACCATGTTTATTTCAGATATAGGTCTTAGTTCATTTCCTCTCAAACTTAATACAGCACCATTTTTAATATCAACCCAGTACAATACGTTTCCATTGAAAGCGAAAGACTCAGGGTTTTTACTAATTCCATAATGCTCACTAAATGCTATAGCGTTACCTAACACATTAGAAGATAATCCAACATTTGTACTTCCGTCAGCATTAGTTATAATGTCTTTATTTACAGATACTTTATGAGTTCTATCTTCTTGAATCATAATCAAATCAGTATCTCTGGAATGTATCTTTTGAATGGAGCCATCAGATTTATCAAAATCAGAATAACTAAATAATTCAAAACTACTTAATCCATTATAGTTTACGTCTGGTTGGAATGGCTCAGAATATATAATACTAGATTCTTTTAATTCCTCTTTAGCGTAAGGATTAAATACATTTGGTCTACCTATGTGTATATGGTTAGTAGGATAAAAATCATTAAGGTGATAATCTTCAACAAATGATGAAGTAAATAATGGAGCCTCTTGATTATTATTTCTCATTATTCTTCTCTTAAAGAATACATCACCTTCTTCAAAGTAACCTTTGGCTGGAGTAACAGATTGACCACCTTCATTTAAGTCTCCAGTAACAACCTGAGTTAAAGTCATACCTCTGTGAGCTCTTAGGTCTGTATGAGGATTAGCTATAGTATGCTTAAATCCAAACTCATAATAAACTCTATTAGAGGTGTCTTCAATTTCTTTCATAGGTCTATATATCTCAAAAAGACCGTTTGCGAAGAAGTTTGAAGTTTCACTAGCACTAACGTCAATAAATGTTCCTCCGTTTGTATCACCTAATTCCTCTATTGTTATAAAGTATCCCTGCTCCTCTAAAGGTTCTTCACCACCAGCACCATTATAATATTCGTATCCAGTTATCTTAACATCTATATAGTTTGTTAAATATGGAGTACCATCTCCTAACAACCAAGGGGAAGTAATAAATCTTATTCTATCTCCCTCAACAAAACTATAATCAATTAATGGATTAGATTGCTCTTTATATGAGTCAGCAGCACCTTTAAGTGAAGTTAAAGATAAGAATAATCTAGTTTCACCAGTAGCTGGAGTAGTCGCTGTAAAAGCTTCTGGACATATAAATTGAATAAATTCATCTACCGAAGTATTCTTTGAATAAGCCCAACTCCAATACTTAGCCCATTTAGGAGGCTGACTATTTACTTCCCAATCTATTCTTGTCTTTCCGTATAGATTATCTTGACCTTCATTTATAGGAGTATCATTATCATTTCTTTCACTAAAGAATTTAACGTAACATTGAGAAGTTCCGTTTTCTACATCAATAGCAACCGTAGAACATCTACCTTTTCCATCATAGTATATGATACCAAAATCATGGAAGGCTCCAGCTTTAAAACTACCAGACTTTCCATCACCTGAATTATATCCTATAGCTTCTATAGATACTAAATTCTGTTTATTTGCGGCCGCCAATAATGGGTCAGAATTATCTTCGGGAAAGTTAAAGTTTAATGATATACCAGCATATTTATTACCATAGTATTCATCATTATCCTGTCCAATAGTCCATTTCTGAGTAGATATTAATCTAAGTATTCTTGCCGCATTGTCTAAATCACCAGATAGTGCTGGAGAAAAATTGGTTTTGTTAGGAGATATAAGCGGTAATAATAAAACCTTTTTAACGGTATCAACAAAACAACCTTTTAACCAAGCTGGAGAACCATCATCAGGTTTTTCAGATATACTACCATACTTTTCGTAAATCAAATTAAGTCTTTTAGCGACATATATCATCTGATTATCTAATCCAGAAATATCTTCACTATATACTTCTCCAGAATCACCAGTATTAATACTTGTAGATAAAGAAACGCTTTGAGGTAATGAGTCTTGTGCTTCATCTAAACTAATTAGTCCATCACCAGCATTACTAGCTCTTACAGCAAAAGAGAAGTCAAGATTTATGTTAACTATCTTATTAGCTGTAGGAGTCATAGAACTATAATCAAACGCAAAATTTATAACGTTAAAATCATCCTCATTAACATCATATCCACAAAATGGAGGAAAAACACTTGAGTTAGGTGCTGATATATTTTTATTTATAAGATAATATTCTCTATCCCTACCATTTTCACTATAATTGTAAGTTAGAGTAGCTCCCTGAGTTATATTTGGACCATAACTAGGTTTAGATTTATTATTACTATTATAAGGTCCTATAACAATTCTTTGGTCTGTTGATGAAGTTGGTAAAGATGTTAATGTTATAGTTTCTTGAGAACCTACAGGAAGTGAGTCTAATCCTTCTATAGCTGAGTTTGTAAGTGCTATAGTTTGTGCTGTCGCATTTGAGCCTACATAGGCGTTTTGCTTTTTTAATTCAGCTGTATCTCCAGTATTACCACCAGCTAAAAGACCACCAGCAGTAACTGTCCAACTAGGATAAATGAAATCATTAAGGTCTTGAGCATTAGAAACTTCACCATACTTAGGAGTCAATGTTACATCAATACTATCAACATCAAATCCCTCAAGATAGTTACCGTATGATATTCTATTGTCAGCAAGTATCGTTTGAGTTCTAGCTCTCTTAGGAACATTGTCATAAAGCTTCGCAGTTTCTCCTTTATCAGCAAATGGATATATTTTATCATTATAGAATTTAAAATCAACCGCAGTATTACTAAGAAAATTACTATAATTGTTTTTTATTTTTCCTATTATATAGAAATCTCCTCTGTTACCATTTTTATCAACATCAAAGTCTTTACAAGTTCTAGCACAAATCTCTATAAACTTAACCTGATAATTACCATGATAAATCTCTACATTTAAAAAGTTATTATTTGATTGAGAGCTAGCATTAACATTAGCAACATTTGACTTCATTTCCTCAGAGTGAGTCGCATCACTTATCATACTCCATTCAGTTACCTGATTATCATAATAATGGTATCTATATCTGAACTGAAATGATTTACCGAATATGTTGTTTTTCTTTATGTTTGAGTCAGTTCCAAATGTAGTTTTTGGTTTTGTAAATGGTGGTCTTTTCTTAACCTCAACATACTGTCTTTTTACTTCATCGACACCCTGATAAGGATAGTTGTTAGCAATATCTTGTCCAGCAGGATATGGAGTATACATGGAGTATGGATAGTACAAGTCTGGAGAAGCATTTAATTTTGCGGCAGATATATTATTATAACCGTCAGACTCCAATACATTCATACTAGCCTTAGATTTAACTATGTTTATCTCTTGAGGCTCCCCATATCTATCAGATGTAAAGTATAATACATCTCCTATTTTATTAACTTCTGTAATTAGGAATTTCTCTTGCCATCTAAAAAGATTGTCAGACTCAACTCCACAATCTTTAAATACAACATCTACAGTATTTGTAAGTATATCATACTCTATTATATGATGGTCTTCTTGAGTGCCATATATAAAATAATACATCTTATCATTTGATGTATCCTCATAAGAACCAATACACTTATATTCTCTTATTTCGTTTGCTACTGGCATATATTATTTAGCTTTAAATTCCTCAATAAAAATATTATAACCCTTTTTTAAGTTACCATCATCAATATCTCTACCGCCTATATCTATCTTTAAAATATCTGAGTTATCAGTAGATGTAAATATTAAGCAAGGTAGTTTTGTTCCGCTAACATTTATTCCTTCAGAATTGTATCTAACACTTATACCTTTATCAGATAATGCTGTAGCGTTTTTAGCTACAAAATCAGCCATATACAATTTTATATTATCAACATCATTTAATGCTGATATACTAGCTGTATCCTCTTTGTAAGCAACAGAACTTGTAATATCACTGCTTGTTTTAGAGGCAAAAAAACTAAAATCAGTTAGACCAGCTGGAACTGAGCCAGGAAGAAAGTAAGCCACTCTTTTTGGAACACCATTACCATGACCAACGTTTTCTTCTCCAAAATTATCATTACCAATATAATCCCCAATATCAACAAATAGACTTGGACCTACTGGAAATGTAAAATCAACTTTTAGTGTTCCTGGTATATTTTGAATGACACCTATACTGTTAGACTCAGAAGATTGATTCCTAGTATTTAAAGCGTAAAAATAATCGCCTTCCTTTACTAATCGCTCATCGGTGTCTCTATCTAATCCACCTATAAATTGTTTCTTCTCCTGTAAATTAGCCATTTAATTATAGTTTAGGAGCCTGCTTAAATGCTTTTCTAGTAGCTTGTAAAGCCTCAGCTTTAGTGAATGTATTCATTCTAGCTCTAGCTAATCTCTTTTGATTATAAAACTCTTTTCTAGCAAACATCTTTTCGTTTGCATTTATACCTCTTTTTCTCTGTATAGACTTCCAATATATAAATGAAGCCAACGCCTCTTGAGCGTATGTGTGTACCTTTATATCATCTCCAGTAACACCTGTTGAGCCATCAGATATATATTCTAATATAATATTCTCTAACTGACCAGTTATAGAAGAAAACTCTATAGTGTCATTATCTAAATTCTCTCTATAATAACCGTTAGCATTGTTACCACCACCAAATCCATATCTACCATAAACACCTTCATCAACATTGTCATAGTAATTACTATCTGATTCTGGCGTAGGAGGAGTAGCTCCAGTAACTAAGTTTAATCTTTCTTTTCTACCTAAATAGTGTAATTCACCATCTGAGCCTAAAACAGCTATATTAACAAACTTAACGTAGTCTGTAGGCAAAGTTATAGTGTTAGTAGCTGAATCAACAGCAAGCTCGACAGCCTTAATCATTCTAACAACATCAAAGTTTAATTCTTTTAATCCTCTTAAACCTATGTTGTAATATCTTAGAAATTCAGCTTGAGTGTTCTTACCTTCATCAACTAAAAGCTCATTTACTACATCTTCTAAACTAACAAATTGTGCACTCATATTATCCTATATTATCATTTTTATAATCCTCATTAGCTCCCTTCATAACAGTAAACGTCTCAACTAAGTTCTTTACTATTACAGACTCCAAATCAGCAGGTATTGGATAAGTAGCCGTATCAGACAAACTACTTGAAACAGCTATGTAAGATACATTTATTGTAGCTGTAGCATCTTGATATAAATACAAGTCTGTTCCTTGAATATACCAAAACTTTTTACCTGACTTAGTTACTGTGTCATTATATAAAGGACTAGGGTTTAGAGTTGATGTACCACCACCGTAAGGCATTCTAACATATTCTGTAGTTGAAGAATATACTCTAATAATACCCATATCATTAGGAAGAGATATTGGTTGAGTAGGTAATTCTACTTTATTACTTGATACCGATAATCCTGTTTCTAAACTTACAAAATCACCAGTTATTTCTAATTCAGATTTATTAGTAGTTGTACTCTTTGTGTAAAACCTATCCTCTATTAATTGTCTTATAAAAGAATCTCTTTCTTGGTCAACCAATACCATGACCTCACGAATATCTATTCTTGCGTCATCAGAAACATTTCCTCCTTCAATTATTCTAAGGACCTGTTCAGCTAATTTTTTTCTTGTAGTTGCCATTTATTATTCTTGTTTAGATGATAATCCAAAACTTGTTCCAAATTCAACTAAATCACCCTCTCTAAGACTAACTCCAACATACTCTAATATTTTGTGAACTATGTCTTTATGAGTGCTAACAGGTAATGTCAAACCTTGAGCATCACCAGCAGAAGCATTATATACAGAGACTCCATTAATAGTAGTGTAAGTCCATTTAGGAGCAGAAGGTTCTTTTATATAAGTAAGAATGCAAGTTCCAGAAGTAGCTTCAGATGTGCTATTATATATCTCAAAACCCTCATCAATCATTACAGCTACTGGATAACTAGCACTAGGAGCCAATATCTGACTATCTAATAAGTTCTTTAGCTTTTCATGACCTACAACCTCAACACTTTCTCCATCGAAATTCATAGACACAAAGTGCAGAAAATCAGCAGGATAGGTAAAAGCACCGTTAGTTCCAGCAGAGTAAGTAATAGTAGCCTTCTCTACAACAGGAGCCAAATCATCTAAATTCTTTTGAGAGTTCTTCTCTTTAAACTTCTCTTCTATAATATCCAGTTGAGCTCTAGTAGCAGCTAAATTAAATTCAGAAGGCTTAATAAATCCCCTCTGGTCCTTATTCGCTATAAACTGAACAAATCTGTATAACTCGTCTATTGTCATTAGTAGTGATAAATTTCATAGCAAATATAACAAAAAAAAGAGAGATATACACGACACCTCTCTTTATTAAATATATGTTGTTAATTTTAGTTGTATCTAGAAAGCTGAGCTTTAATCTGAGCAACTATAGGTTCACCATCTACAGTCAAGCATATTTCAGCTAAATGGTCTAATGGTTTTACTCCCATAGGAACATTTGTGATGGTTTGAACTGAACTACCTATTGTCCAAGATATTTTGCTAGGCTCCAACTTTAAAACCTTATATTCAGAGGCTTTTAAAATCATTTCCTTCATATCAGTTAGAGGACTATCTAATCCAGCTATAAATCCAGAAGGGTCTTTTTCAGCTAAAATCTTCATGTCATAACGAATCTCATCAGTTGAGTTCTTTACATTGACTCCTAAAACTTTAGCATATCCAACTAATTTATCTAAAGACATAGTAAGAACAGTTGATATAGCATCCATTTCCATTCTACTTCTATCTAATCTTTCTTTAGCTTTCTTTTCAGAATCTTCTAAACCGAAAGAAGGTGCAGATGAAGATAATCTATTTGGATTATTCATATTTGCGTTACACATGTCTAAATACTTTTTCAAGTTAGGATTAGTGTGTTCAACAATTAAAAATCCATTATTAAATGTGATTGGAGTCTTTAATAAAGTTCCTTTATCTTGCTCATCAGCAAAAATAGACTTCTGACCTTTGATGTATCTAATTGTTCTTTGAGTACCTGTAATAGGGTCAAATACAATGTCTTCAGCTTTTAACATGTATACGATAGGGTATCTATCCATACCTGTTTTTCTATCTTTATCTTTTGAGATTAATTTATAAATAGAAGGTCTTCTACTTATTTGAGTACCGAATGTCGGTAAAGGATTAGAGACTTTTGGAGCCTCTACGATTGGCGTTGTTTCTTCTACTGGAGTCTCTACTACAGGAGTAACAACATTTGATTGTTCGACTTTTTTTCTTGCCATTTTATTAAATATTAAATTAAATTAAAAAAAAAGGAGAGGAGGGATTTCCTCCCCTCCCCTTATTGATTATACTGTCTGTATATCTTTTCAAGACAGTCGATGTTCAGCTATTAAGCGTCAGAAGCTACAGTATTAGTAGTAATGTGTCGTCTAATTTGAACTCCACTTACGTTTTCGATTGGGAAAACGCTGTTTACTACATCAAACTTGATAACAGGTGAAGCAGAAACTGAGTTTAATAGAATCCATAGGTCTTCTATAACGCTAGCTTCTTTTCCAGAAGTACAAGTTAATCTAACAAAAGCTTGTTCTGCCATTTCAACACTAGTACCATTGTCTCCAGTTATGCTTCCTTCTTCATATTTAGTACCATTTTTGAAGTAGATGTATACTAATCCATTACCATTGTTTTCTGCTGCAATAGCAGTAACATTAGTAGCTGGAAAAGCAGCTAAATCCAAATCAGTACCGTCATCAGCGTTTGCTACAGAGTTTGAATCTACAACAGCAGCGTGAAACATCAATAATTTATCTCCGATAATTTGAGCCATTTTATGTTAATTTAAAAAGTTAATAATTATGATTTTTTGATTAACATGTAACGGTTAGCAGCAAATCCTTCAAAACCTCTTTCACAACGATAGTGTGATTTTAACACGTCTTCAGTGTTAGTTTTGTTTTGTAGAACAGCAGAACCAGTTAACCAGTGCTCCATATCTCTTGAATAACCATTAGCAGCTTTGTAACGGATTCTCAATGAAGGAATCATTTCTCCGCTCTTAGCATCTTTTTGAGTATCCATAGGGATGATGATACCGTATCCATTATACTTCTGACCTGTAGCACCTAGTAATTTAGGGTGATTGAATAAATCATAAGTTTTCTTGTGGAAAGTATAACCACCTCTAGTGAAAGAGTTGAAACCTAGATTCATAGCCATGTCTTTGTTATTTTGGAAAGTACCATAGTTAGCACCACCAGCAGCATAAGCACCTTGAGCAGCTAATAAATCATCAACATCTAAAGATAAGTTAATACCAGCGTAAAGAGCGTTTTCTTTAGCACCTCTGTATTTATCCAAAGATTTAACGATAGCGTCAAAGTCAGCCATAGTGATAGCTGAAGAACCTAAATCCATAGATTGACCTTTATTCTCAATGAATGGTAAAAGACCCTCAGTACCTCTTAAAGTACTGTTAGAGTAAGAAGTACCATCTAAAGTAGAAGATGTAGCAGTCAAAGTGGTGTTGCTTATAGTATTACCAAGAACCATTTGAATTTCAGCGAAATCCATGAATCTCTTGTAAGTATCAGCCTCACCTTTAAGATACCATAAGTATCCTGAACCCATTTCTTCGTTATCTACTTTTACATAAACTACGTTAGTAGCTTCTGAACCAGTAACTTCGAAAGATTCTTTGATAATTTGTACTTGGTTAGAGTATTCGTGAATACGAGGAGTCAATCCTTCTGGTTGTGCAGAACCTTCTGAGAAAGCATTACCGATGATTACAGCGTTTACATCTACTGAACCAGCATTAGCACTAACAAAACCACTAGAAGTTAATGGATAAATTGTAAATGCAGATGCTGTACTTCTAGCTTGAACATAACACTGAGTACCATCTTCTAGCAATAAAATATCACCTACTCTTA